GATAATAGCATCATTGAACGTAAGGGTTCCATTATTCTTACAGAGGATAATAGAGAATTGCTTCGCGACTAATATTTATATATTGTAATATTTTGTATAGTACAATGAATAAGAAATATATTTCAGAACAAAGAAATAAGAGAATCCAACAGCATTTTGCAAGAATGGTGAATGAGGGTTATCTCTCTACTTCTTTGGAGGAAGCTGAAGACGATGATGATAGTCAGCCTGGTTCTGCTCCTGGTGGTCAGCCTCCTATTGGCGGCGGACAAGGTGGCCCTGACATGGGTGGCCAGCCTGGTGGTGGAATGCCTGATATGGGTGGTGGTAATGATGCTCAAAATGGTGGTGGAATGCCATCAATGGGTGGAAACCAAGGCCCTGATATGCAAGGTGGCCCAGATATGGGTGGTGGAAACGATATGCCTTCAATGGGAGATGATAATGCTTCCATGGGTGGTGATATGCCCGATTTTGGTGATGATGACGACCTTGAACCAGATGAAGATGATGATGTTCTTGATTTGGATGATTTAACTGATGCCCAGGAAAAGCTTAATTCAAAGCAAAATAATTTGGGCAAGGATTTCGGGCAGTTGGATGGTAGAATTGAAAAATTATTATCTGCTGTTGAAACGATGAAAGACACCATTGACCATAATAATGCTGATATTACCGCATTAAAGGCAGAACTTCAGAAGAGAGTTCCAACAAACACGGAAAGATTGAATATGAGAAGTCTTGATTCTTATCCTTTCAATGTTAATCCTGTTGATTATTGGAAACGTAAGGAATCTGAAGGAATATATAGCACAGGTTCGGATGAGGTTGATAAACCTAAAGAATATACTATCACTAAAGATGATGTAGATAATTATAATGATAGTGAAATAGCAAATTCTTTAGACCCGAATTTGAGGCAAACAATGAAAGATATTTTCAGAGGTTTTTAATTGGTAATTTACTTGTTTAATTCAAAGGTTTATTTTCCAGTGAAAATGTTTAACTTTTTAGTTGTTTTAGGATAACCGAGATAGTATATTTGCACTGGAATTTTTTAAGATAGATAAGGTTCGCTCTATTATGGAGCATATATAAAAAATTTAGGTATAATTTAATTTAATTCTTTTTAAGGATGGTTGAAATTAACATTGATGCTGAGTCGGTTATTACTCAGAAGGTTGAAAGAGAGCTTGCCGCAAAGGAAGCTGAAGAGAAGAAAAAGAAGTTTAAAGAAAAGGTTGAATTTGATTCAAGTCATTATCTAGGAGATTACTTGGATAAGAATCAGACAACAAAGACGCTTAGAATCCGATTATTGCCGTTCTGCGTTGAGACAGGTGAATTATCTCCTTTCAAGGAGGTTCATGTTCATCAGGTTAAGGTGAATGAGAATGGTGAGAAAAAGTGGAAGCGTTACATGTGTCCTGTTGGTATGAAGACATCAGATAAGTGTCCTTTCTGTGAGGCTTCAGCTGAGGCCCATAAGAAGAAATATGAATGTGACGATGAGGCACTTCGTAAGACTTATGGTGATATTGAGTATGCCAATAAGATGAAGGATTATTATTTGGTTCGTTGTATCGACCGTGACCATGAGGAAGATGGTGTTAAGTTTTGGAGATTCGCAGCCAATAAGAAGGGTGATGGAATCTATGATAAGATTTATTCAATCTTCCAGACTCGTAATTTGAAGGGTACGAACATCTTTGATTTGACGAATGGTAAGGACCTGATTGTTACTGTTACACGTAAGATGGAGAGTGGTAAGAGTATTACATCTTATCAGATTACTGATGATGACGAAAAGACTCCCCTTTCAACGAACGATGACATTGCAAATGCATGGATTTATGATAAGCTGACCTGGCAGGATGTATATCCAGTTAAGGATTATGATTATCTGTTCATTGCAGCTCAGGGAGATGTACCTTTCTATTCAAAGGAATTGGGCCGTTGGGCATCAAAGGCAGAGATTGATAAGGTGAATAATGAGATTAAGACAAATGAAGTCGCATCAAAGGTAACTCCTCAGCCACAGGATTTTTCACAGTACGTAATCAACACTGGTTCGACTCAGACAGCTACTTTTGAACAAGCTACAGTTAAGGTTCCGATTAGTGAATTGCCCCCAATGGAAATGCAAGCGCCTAAGTATGTAGGTGGTGACGCAAGTGATGACCTTCCGTTCTAAATACTCTGAACTTGACTATGATATTTTTCAAGGAGATAGCTAATCAACTGGCTATCTCCACCTTTTTACAAATTTAATTTAGAGTGTAATGGCTGTAAAACAAGCAATTAAGAAGGGTGCAGGAATCCATAAAAATGGACTTAATGCATGGAAAGAAAGGACTGGAATGATTGTTGATAAGCCCAAAGAGGGTGAGGTCATTAAATCAAAGGATTTGGCAACAAGTAACGCGAATAAGGAGCAGGGTTGGATTATTATGCCAAAGGCTTTTCAAGATGTTACAAAGTTGCCTGGTATTCCTACAGGAACGGTTATTAGCGCAATTGGATGTACCAATGTAGGAAAAAGTTTGCTGATGAATTGTGCTATTGCATCAGCTCAGAAACAAGGAATTATCCCAGTTATCATTGATACGGAAAACGCATTTTCATTTAAGTTTGCAACAACCGTAGGATTGGATGCTGAACCTGTATATGGAGATGTTGAAGTTGAAGAGGTTGATGATGAAACTGGAGAAGTAACAAAGCATATTGAGAATCAGATTATCTATTGGGATGGTAATTTCATTTATTATAACAATAGAATCCTTGCTGAACGATTTGGGGATTGGGACTATTCTCAAGGAAAGAAAGTAACAAAGAAACGTACAACAGCCGTGCTTGAAGATGTTGCGATGGCAATCAATGAATTGCTTGATGCACAGGAAGCAGGTGAGATTGACCAAGATTTGTTATTCTGTTGGGATTCAGTTGGTTCCATTGGATGTTTTAAGGAATTTTCTAGTGGAAAGATTTCCAATAATATGTGGGCGGCAGGTGCAATTTCACAGGCGTTTAGTGGAATTGTAAATGATAGAATCCCTGGTTCAAAGAAGATTTCAAGTAAGCATACAAATACAATGCTTTATATCAACAAGGTGTGGTTGAACAATACAATTTCTCCTGTTGGCCCTCCTGTAATGGAAACAAAGGGTGGAAAGTCATTGAAATATGCAACAAGACTTGAAATTCTTATGGGTGGTCAATTGACTTCAGGAACAAAGCGCCTTACTGCCACATCAAAGGGTGTTAATTATGCTTATGGTATTCAAACCAAGATTAAGATTCTGAAGAATCATTTGGATGCACCTTATAATTTGACATATGAGGGTCCAATCATTGCAGCCAATACAGGTTTTGTGGGTGTGGATGAATTGGAAGATTATAAGAAGACCCATGTAAGTCAAATTCTTGCAGAACTTACCAAGTTAGCAGATGGTAAGGTTGAAATCACTGAATCAGACATTAGTTTTGAGGAAAGTGAAGATGTAGATATGAATTAAATAAATTGGTGAGTTGAATAAAGCTTCGCGTGAGTCATCGTTGTGAAACGCTGGCTCACATTTTTATTTGTTCCAATTAAGATATTTATATAATATATATCTTATATTTCAATGGTTATTACTGATGAATTAAAAGAATTATTTGAAGATGTTCGTTCTTACCTTGGAGCACCAATAAGAAGTGTGCCTTTGACAGATGATGATATGTGCCGATTGTTAAAGATAGCAGTTGGTGATTATACAGAGGTAACACAGAATTTTATAATTCAAAGCAATTGGCTTAATATGCTTGGGCAAGATAAAACCAAGTTTGTTAATTCAATTGAAGACCTAACTTATGCACTCACAACAAGAGCTATGGATTGGACTTTATCTTATGCTCAGTGGTGTTCAAAAGAGGTTGGGTTGCAAGGTAGAGGAACAAATCCAAAGTATGAATTAAAGAAGGATTTCATTCAAATTGAAGCAGGGAAGCAAGTTTATGTAATACCTGCTGGCCGTGAGGTAAATAGAGTGATGTGGATTACACCAAGTACAACAAAGGCTGCAATGTTCATGCAAAATGGTGGTCTTGGTTATGGCTTTAATGGTGGATTAGGGTTTGGTGGAGCACAAATTGGAGGAGCTGTAGGGTTTAATGGTTTCTATGGTTGTTTCGGAAGTGCTTATGATACAGCTCTTATTGCTTCAGATTTGAAATATAAGAATAAGTTCTTTATGAATGATTTGGCTTATAAGATAACACTTGGTCCTGATGGAACGCATTTATTACATTTGTTATCTGTCCCTGGTCCTAGAAATCCAAATACATTTGGAAATATATCCATTGATGATAAATCATGGGGAAGATTTAAGGATTGTTATGTGTGGTATGATTATTACGATACGGATGGCTCACAAGAACAAATTGATGAATGCAGATTGGAACATAGGGATACGGTAATATTATCTCCTAGTGATGTTCCTTTGGAGGCCATGAAATTTGAATTGATGAATTATCAAGCACAGCAAACTGTAAGACAGTTATTAACGGCACATGCAATGATAAAGTTGTCTTATATTTTTGGTAGATATTCAGGTGCAATTAAGATTCCTCAGAGTGAAGCAACAATAAATTTTGGTTTGTATCATGATGATGGTCAAAAGGAAAGAGATAGAGTGCTCGGTGAGTTAAAAGAAAGATATACAAATATGTTGCCTTGGACGATGGCAGAGAATCAACAGAAATTGGTTCAGGCAAATCTTGAAATACAAAAGACAAAGCCGTTTGTTAACATATACATTCGATAAATTTGTTAATTTTTCTAAAGTGACTATATATTATAGGGTTGGTAATGATTCAATTATCAACCTTTATTATTATATTTGCAGGAGAATAATTGAACATGAAACAAGTAATAAGAAATACTGTTGCGATGGCTAATAGCATTGATACACAAGAAAAAGTCTATCATTTATTGGTGGATGGTAATTCCGTACTTAAATCTTCATTGGTTAAGAAAGACGCAATTAACTATAAGGGAGAAGAGTATGGAGGAATACTTAATTTCTTGTATAGAGTTGGGAATTTGTTAATGAAGAGAGATTTCAATCATTGTACGGTTGTATGGGATGGATTTAATTCAGGCTCTCTTAGGTGGGAAATGTATGCTGATTATAAGGCAAATAGAGATAAGAACTATGAAGAATCAACGGCGATAGCCAATCCACAATCTGATTATGATGCTTACATCAATGCTTATTGTAAGAAAGTATATGATTGGAAAACAAAGAGCAGAAAGCAGCAAGGGAAGAAAGAAACTGATGAAGAGAATTTTCAACGTCAGAGAGCCATTCTTCAAGATATATTGGATGAATTATTTGTAAGGCAATATATGTATGAAAATGTTGAGGGAGATGATTTAATATCATATTATTGCAAGAATAAGAAGAAAAATGATTATATTGTAATTGTATCTGAGGATAGAGATATATCCCAACTTATTCAAGATGATATTTGTTTATACATACCAAGCATAAAAACATTTGTTTCTCCTAAAAATGCAGTAGAACAATTGGGTGTGCCTCAATATAATATTGTGCTTAGAAAAATTATCTGTGGAGATAACTCGGATAATATAAAAGGCATTAAAGGGATTGGTGAAACAACATTGGAGAAATATTTCCCTAAAATAAAGACCGATAGAGCTACTTTAGATGAGTTTCTAGGCACTTGCAAGCAAATACTGGAAGAACGTAAGGCTGAAAAGAAAAAGCCCATTAAATGCCTTGAAAATGCGTTAAATAAGGTTACTGACGGATGCCAAGGAGAGCAAATATATGAGGTTAATAAAAAGATAATTGATTTATCAACACCATTGTTAACTGAAGAGGCAAAAGAAGAATTGGATTGTATATATGGTGCTCCAATTGACCCAGAATCAAGAAATATAAAAAATGTATATAAGATAATTGAAGCAAATGGTATGACCATGTTAACTGATGCAACTAAATTTGGTAACTTGTTTGGTATGTATGAAAGAGTAAGAAAAAAGGAAATTGAATTTTACAACAAAAAATGATAACTTTTTTAGTTGTTATCAGATTTTTTTCATGGTATATTTGCATTGTATTTCAGAGATGAAATATGAGAGTTATTAAATGAATTGTTTAACCTTTTAATTCGCGTTTAAATAATGAATCTTGACGAATTTAAAGAAGTAGCTCCATCACTCAAAGAGGTAGAGAATAATGGTGATGAGAGATACAAAAGAAAGGATGGTAGATTCGAGTTTGCGTTATATGCAAATGATAATCTCATCTGTAAGAGAAATTTTAACATCAATGGCTACATTGAGGGTTCAATGCAGTCACTTGACTTTAAGGATGAAATCGATAAGATTGTTGGTTTTATCGATGATGATTTGAAGTCAAAAACCCGTACCTATCTGTGGTATCATCATTTCCCTGACAATCCCGAATGGGAACCTGAATTGTCTGAACCGCTTATTGATGAAGGTACATTTATGTTGAAGCTTGTTGTCACTGATGGTGGCAATGAAGTTATTTCACGTTCATGGGATGCACGCTATTACCCGTCTTATATTCGTAACAACGTTGATATTACAAATCGACTTGTTAAGATTACCAAGGGAGAAACCGTTTACACCTATAATCGTGACCGATTCTTTAGTGATGACACACCTGTGTCAGGTGAATTGTATGTTTTGAAGCATATGATTATGGGTCGTGAAGACCTTATTCCTATTATTCAGCATTGTATATATGAGGTATGCTCAGCATTTGAAGGATATTATGACAATATCGCTCAGTATAATACAAAGTTGGAGTATAAGACAACAAAGTTGCGACTTGATAAGGATGGTAATGTAGTTACCAAGGATGAAACGTACTTTGATGCTTACAATATTGAGCATAAGGTATATGAACATGGTAAGGTAAAGCAGGTACCTGTATACGATGAAGTGAAGGGAGCTGGTAAGGTTTATTATACAAATATCAATTGGTATAATAAGAAGCTTGAAAGAGAATGGGCCGCTGCAACAAAGGAAAAGACAGATAAGTACTTTGATGATTTGCGTGGCGGACGAAAGAAGAGAGAAAAGAAGACAGAAGAATAGATGTATTTAAATTGTTATTAGTCATTTCGTGGAGGTGGTAGAAATATCACCTCCATATTTTAGAAATATAATCTCTTTAAATTATTTTAGTGTAGAATATATATATTTAACAATTAAAGTTGCTAATTATAATGGGAACAGAAATAGACAAATCTTCTTTGAAATATCTTGGAGAGGAATATCAGTTTAAACTCGTTAAAGAGTTTATGGAGGACAAGAGTTGTTTCAGAGATTTAGCTCCGATTATTGACCAGAATATGTTTACTGGGCAATATCTTAAAATGTACGTTGGAACGATGTTGGAATATTTGAAGAAACATAATAGTGTTCCTTCTTATTCATCTATGGCAATAGCATTAAAGCAAAAGGCTCACACGCAAGCTGACCTTGAGATTTGCGATGCAATTGTTAATAAGATTCTCAACACAAATTCTGATGGTTCTGAGCAAACTAGAGAGTTAGCAACTAAATTCTTTAAACAACAGAACATCATCAAAGCCGCTAATGAAATGCTCAGATTGGCGGGTAATGGTGATTTGGAAAATTATGATAAGTGTGAAGAGTTATTAAGAAACGCACTTACATCAGGTAGTCATGAGGACTATGAGGAATCAGGATTGTTTGATAATATCGATGAGGTGTTATCAAAGGATTCTCGTATTGTTATACCTACTGGTATCGGTAAGATTGATGAGGTATTGAATGGTGGCATTGGTAAGGGTGAATTAGGATGTATCGTAGGTCCTAGTGGTTTCGGTAAAGCACTTAGTGTGGATGAAAAAGTTGTAACTCCTACAGGTTATAAGAGAATTGGCGATATTAAGGTAGGAGATAAAGTATTTGGTAGAGACGGTAAGGAACATTCTGTCTTGGGTGTATTTCCCCAGGGAGTAATGGATATATATAATGTTAGATTCAATGATGATAGTTCATCTAATTGTACGTTGGACCATCTATGGAATGTAAGTCCTTCTTTTATGCGAAAGAAAGGTGATTATTCCTTTATTACGCTCACTTTGCAAGAAATTATTGATGGTAAGATACGTACCGCAATGGGTGAATATAAGTATATGATTCCAATGGCAAAGCCTGTTGAATTTGACTATAAGTTGTGCAAGGTTAATGGTGAATATGTTGACCCGTATAACTATGGA